TAGGTTTTTTAGCAGTTTTAGCAGCTCGTCTGAAGTTAGCAGCGGTAGGAGCACCAGGTGCACCAGCCTTACGCATCCTTTCACCAGAGCCTTTTTTGATCCTCATGCGTTTAGCATGGATGTTAGCATAGAGTCCAGGTTTAGCCATTAGGAGTTACCACATTTCCATTTACGTAGAGCAAGAGCCTTGCGGGTGGGACGACCCTTGCTGTCTTTCATTGGTCCTTTCACGCCACCCATACGGGCACAGAAGGACTTCTTTCGTTTGCCCCCACCCGGCTGTGGAGCCTGCAGGTTAGAGCCAGTTTCTCTATTGTATTTAGCACGACCAGCAGCAGTCAAGCCACCGGACCGTGATTTGTGTTTACCGATCTTTAGGCTGACTGAGGGCTTGCTCATTTTTTAGTTCCTTTTTTAGGGGGACGACCTTTCTTTGTACCGTACGTTCCTTTACCTTGTGGCATTACCATACTCCGGGGATAATTTGACCAGTGAGTGCATACGCTCCAAGCGCAGCCATGACGCCAAGCATAGCAAAGCGTCCGTTTAAGCGTTCAGCCTTTTCGTTGTGGGTTTCAGTTACTTCCATGATTTGCATAGGTGGTTCGATTGCATAGAGGTTTAGACGACCTCGGTCTTCAACAACAGTAGACATCAGAAATCAATATCGGATCGTTCAAGCCTTCGCATGACTTCTTGTCGATACGCAGGGTCACGACTATAGCGTGGATCACCCATTGCTTCTACAAGCTCTGCTTGGCTTTTGAAAGTATCATCATTATTGGTTGGTGCTTTGCCTTGGAGGAGGTTACCCTCAACACCATTGGCATCGTCATAGCGGTTAGACAGAGCTTCGACTGCAAAGTATGCGGCAGCTTTGTCACCAGATTCCATGACAGAATCATACATGGCAATCTCTTCTTCACTGAGGTTTTGGCTAGCCCATCCCATCATATCAGCATAGGCTTGCTCACCACCAACAGCTTCTTTGAGACTGTTAGTATCTTGTTCTGTCATCTGCTCACCTTCACCAGCCTGTACCTGAGTACGATAATCAAGGTACATCTTTGCAAGATCAGCAGGATTAGACTCTGTCAATTCTTTCAGAGTTTCGTCAGACAATTTATCAGTCTGAGCTTCTTCCCAAAGGCGGTCGAACAACGTGGAGTCAGTCTCCTCTTCAGGTTCTTCTTCAGAAGAGGCTTCTTCCTCTGGTTGTTCACCAAGTTTCTTTTGGAGTTCAAGGTAAGCAGCTTCCAGCTCTTCAGCATTCTTGTATTTACCAGCAAGCATCTGCTCCTGGGCTGCTTCCATTTCTTCTCCAACTTTCAGAGAATCCTGCTCTTCTGCATTAAGTTCTCCCGGAGCATTATCCTCCGAGATCATAGACATTACTTCAGCCATAGGTGGTTATTGGATAGGTGGTTGTTCCATAGTAGGTTCTTGTGGTGGAGCTTGTCCGCCGCCATTGACTTTAGCTGCTTCAATCTCCATCTGCTGTTGTTGCATTGCCATCTGCTGTTGCTCTGCAGCTTGTCTTTCTTGCTGTACCTCTTGCATAGAACGTACAAGATTAAGTACATCAATACCTTGTGCAGCAGCCAGTCGTTTGATTACCTCATCAGTGTTGATGAAGGTAGCGATGGCTTCAGGTCCAAGGGTCTGGGCAAGCACAGTCAAGAAGGAAGCCAGGCTTTCTCTGTCTTGACCGCGACCAAGTGCATTGATACCAGCAACAATAGTAGGCTTGACAATGTCTTTAGGAATGCGTGGAATCTCACCTGACTTCTGAGCGTCACTCAGTTTACGGTTGAGATACGGAACAAGGAAGTCTACAGTCAGCAAGCTGAATAGCCCACCAAGCTGCTGCTCAAGTTCCATCTGTGTCATACGTACTTCTTCAGCAGTAGTACGCTCGCTTTGTCGGACACTAAGAATCAAGAATGCTTCGTTCAGTCGTCGTTCTAGCTGACCGACCATCTCATAAGCAGTACGGAAGTCAGCAGTTTTACCAACTTGAACGACACCGATGTCATCGGGACGTCCTTGAATGATAGCTCCGTTGCCTGCAGCAGCCAGTGTGCTGGGCTTAGTAGTGCTTGATGGTGACACAGTGAAGACGACCTTAGCAGCCGCTGCAGAGCCTTCTACAAGCGCCTGGGACAGCCCTTCAAGTGACTTGAGATCACCGATGAACTGACCGACACGACCACGTCCATAGCTCTCACCGTCAACAGTGTTGAACCGGAGAGGAATCCATGGGTTTACATTAAGTGGTGACTTACCTTGTGAACCTTTGATAACTTTATCGAATACTTCTTGGTGCCAAATAAAGCGATTGTTATCACGTCGCACATGTGTGTACACATCGACGTCATCATTATATGGACCACCTTCATCCGTCACTCTTTGTGTAAAGAAATCAGGAGGCAGTTGTTTTTCAAGTAGTTTTTTAGAGATACGTTCTTTAGTGACAATTTCAATCACTTGACCGTTCCCGTCTCGATCCACTACAAAGCGGCTCAAAGGATATAACTTCAGTCCAAACTTGCTCATGAAGACAAGAGCATTACCACTGACCACCAGGTGCTGCAGAGCTTGGTGTACTACGACACGGTCGTCTGATGCAGCAATGGATTCAAGGATGATGCGCTCAATCTTTGCAAAAGACAGGTCAAGTTCAGACTTAACTTCAGGTCCAAACTCCTGACCCAGCTGACTCTCGTCAAGCTGCAGTTTAAAGAAGCTGGTTTGAACAGGTAGCAGAGCCAGCATCAACTTAGATGCCAGAGTAACTACACCCTTCGCGCCAACGCTTTGGTAAGGTGTCTTAAGCTGTTTCATGCCCACGGTGTATTCCTCGTGACCACGAACCAAGTATGGAAGAGTCAGCTCTGATGCTTGTCTAGCTTCTTCAAGAAACTGAGAACGATCGCTCGACAAATTGTCGTAACGTGTACGTGCTGACATTTAATTAAACGTTAATAGAAGAGATACGCAGACCACGTCTGCCAAATGTACCAGTAGTACCACGTGCAGTCAGTCCAACTTGCTGACCTTTTGAAGTGGTAGATTTAACACTAACGGGTGTTGCTTCCTGCCGACGACGGAGAGAAGCTTGTTGTTGTGCAAAACGCTGTTGCTCAGATTTAAGCAGTGACTCGTATTGAGATCGTGCTTGACCTAGCTGTGTTTCGTATTGTTTTTGTTGGGCAGCAGTTTGTGTTTGGAACTGTGTTTGTAAACCACCAAGTTGTGTTTGGTATTGCTGTTGCTGGGCGGCGGCTCTTGCATCATACTCCTGACGTTGTTCAGCAGTCATTGCTTCGTACTGACGCTGTTGCTCAGCAGTCCTCTGTTCAAACTCAGTTCTAGCTTGACCCAGTTGTTCCTGGGCTTGACCTAACTGCTGTTGGGTTTGACCCAGTTGAGTCTCATACGTACGCTGCTGTTCAGCTGCCCTAGCGGCAGCAGCTTCTGACTGTGTCTGGAACTCTTGCCGAGCCTGACCCAGTTGAGTCTCATACGTACGTTGTTGTTCGGCAGCTTGTGTTTCAAACTGGGTAGTTTGTTGACCAAGTAATTCTTGGTACCTAGCTCTAGCTGCGTCTAGCTGAGATGCGTATTGAGTTTCTGCTTGAGCTAGCTGCTGTTGTGTCTGACCTAGCTGCTGCTCAAACTGAGACCGAACTTGACCTAGTTCTTCTTCCGACTGCTGACGAGTTGTACCCATCTGCTGTTCAAATTGAGCTTGAGCCTGAGCTAACTGCTGTTCAAACGACTGCTGCTGACCTCCTAACTGTGTTTGGTATTGAGAAGTAAGCTCTGAACGAAGCCCTTCTAACCTAGATCTTGCAGCCTCTCCCTGTTCTAGGAGCTGGGATGCTGACTGAGCCCTGAGATCAGCAATCTGTTTTTCAACTGACGACTGATACTCAGTCATAGCTTGTTCAGATTGTGCAGCTCTAGTTCTATAACCAGTTAGCTCTTCAGTTGCTTGACGCTTGTAGTCTTCTAGCTGTTGTGTAGCTAAAGTACGAGCCTCTTCCATCCTTTTTTCTGCAGCTAAGTTCTGTGCAGCAAGGCGTTGTTCAGCAGCAGTGTTAGCTTGAGCAAGTTGAGTAGCAGCAGTTGATTTCTGCTGTTCAAGTACAGTACCGTAATCTGCTTCTAAAGTTGAACGTAATTCATTCAACCTTTTTTCTAGATCAGATTCATACTTAGTTGTCAGGCTGTCACGTAAATCAGTGAGTTGACTTTCGTATTGGTTAGTTAGATTGGTTACCTGAGTTTTAAGTCCAGGTACTATATCTGTTTCTAAAGGTCTGAGAGACTCAAGCTCTCCCCTTAGCCTATTGATTTCATCAGCTTGAGCAGGATCGGCTTGGTACTCAATCTTAGTTTCAGGAGTCGGTAGTTTTTTGTAAACATTACCTGTTGGTACAAATCTACCTCCTCTTCCACTTCCGGTACGTTGCGATGTACCTGCTAAATAATATCCTGCAGGAGCAACACTTCCTTGCGGTCCAATAACAGTCTGACCGGCTTCCAATGCACGTTCTAGATCGTCATACCTAACACCTCTGTAGTTGTAATACGAACGTCTGCTAGATGCATTTCCTACCAGATCAGCAGTGTAGTATGTGCTGTGAAAATTAACTGTTGGATAACGGAGATCCCTATGCTGCTGCGCCATCAGTTATCCTCCATATATTTAATGACCCACTCAACGACACTACGCTGACCGGATCGGTACATAATTTTTTCCATTGTATCGTCAGGTGTAGGGTTGGTGGGTGGAAAGGATTCTTCTAGTGCATGGATAAGTCCTCGGGAATTCATCCCAAGAACCTCAAGCATATTGGGGGAGGTTGACATTGCTGTGCTCGAAGAAGGCAGGCATCCGAGCTGATCGTGTAGCGGCAAGCTCAGGTGCTTTACCCTCATACATTAGACGATCACTAGAATCCAGCCAAAATTTTTTGTCCAAATATTTATCGGCATGGTTACCGAGGGGCTGCATCACCCAGTTGATCGTAGCCTTGCGAAGCTTGTCCAGAGACGGGCTAATGTTGTAACCCAGCTCGGTGTGTACCAGTGAGTTGACCGCCACATGGACTTGTTCGTCTCGACTAATATCCGCTGAAATTGTCCTCATGCCAGCGTCACCATTAAAGCGGAAGAATGGTAGAAGAACGAAGAAGATCGCACGCTCGGCAACCAATGCTTTGGTGATCGTGTGATCTGGATGTGCTTCCCAAGCGGCTTTAAGCCTAAGGGCTTCCGCCTCAGCTTTCTCATCAACGCCGTAAGCAGAGGCGATGTAACCAAGAGCGACGTCGTGGTTCTCTTCGTCTTGAACGTTAGAGTGGAGTATTTCCCGCGCAAGATCTGGAACT